ATCAACGATCATGTCAATACAAGTAGCTACAACATCAATTACATCATCTACACTATCTGCAGTTAATACAGAATTTAAGATATTAAAATCTGGATACTTCATAATAATTTTAATATCTGACGTTAGATTCAATTCATTGGTGTGTCCTTCTTGATTTTCAATCTCTGCCTTTTCTAAGTCTAATGTGAAAGGAATTTGACAGCCCCCCTGCCCCGCTCCTTCTTCTGTACAATCTTCCCGATTGTAACTCAAACCAATTACGTTTCCAATAGACTTACTTCTAAGTTTGATGAAAATGTGTTCAATGTCAAATGTAGAAAGTTTATCAACATCTACATCAGATACTAAACAGTTTCCAATAATTTGTTTTATCGCATCAATTTTTTCTTGTAACTCTTCTCCCTCTTGTGCCATCAGAAGAATTTTTTCTTCCTTGACCAAAAACGGACGAAATTTCACACTTTCATTTGTTGATGGTATAGTCAAATCATATGTTGGTGCATTAATTGTAGGTAACATATTTTATCCTCTTCAAAAATAATTTAATTTATAATCCCCCAGAACCACCAAGTAGTCTGTTTTTAGACCATTCTCGAAACCATTGACGACCCGCCGCTCGATTTTCGGAAAATTCTGAACGATATTTTCTATAGAACATTGTAATCTGACATTGCGCTGGTTCTTCATTTGCATATGCATATTCAACAGGCCCTATGGTTATTGGGTATAAATTCTCAAATTTTACACTGTGCTTCGGGTTGTCCTCTTTATCATATGTAATGAACTCTGCCTGTGGTGCCACATAGTCGTTATAATATGAAATTTTGTGTGTAGTAAAATCTATAACTTGGTGAAACCAATTTTCGAACCAATCTCTTTCATTTAAGTTGTCACTTAAATATATATTAAAGGTTAATTGATCGTATGTAGTCGTATATGGCGCCATTCTTATTGGGCCATAAATTTTTGTTTCTGTTGTTGAAATAGTTTTCCCCGGCAAAGTAATAGATGGAACACGAAATCTTAAGAAATTGTCTGGATTCTGCAAAAATCCAATAGTCGGTGGTGTAATTCTAAGTTCGTATCTATTTGCCTGAGTAAGTCCTGTAGTCGAAATATTTGCAACAAAATCATCTATTGACGCCATTTATGATCTCCTAGCAGAATCTGACCAAACCTTCGAAGCGGCGGCCTTTTTGAATTTTTGTACTGGTAAAAACAATGCGATGTCCCATTCATTTGCCTCAATTTTTACAAACTTTGATCTAACATGTGTAAATAAATATTTTTTAAGACAAGGTTTTATGACATTATATTTAGACAGACCTTTTAGAACATTATAAGATAATCTGAGTCTTGTTGTTGAATCATATCTTTTGTTCGATGCAATTTCAGATAATGCATTCATTACAACGATTCTATTTCTTGGCGAAACATAGTGCAAGTTAATTCCAACAAACCCCCCAGATATTCTTTCTACCATAAAGATAAGTGGAAATTCATCGTAATATGGCAACTTCTTTGCATACTTAGGGTCATATTGATAACAATACATACTACCAATATTAGGTGTTGCTGCAGAACGATCCCCATCTCCCAATAGAGATGCTCTTGTGATTCTTGTTTCTCTTGCCTTTTTTCTAAACCATTCCCTTGCTTTATCGGTATTTGGTCTAATGTTTCGAGCAGCGAGTCTATTTAATAGTGGTGTAAAGTCTGTCATTCGTTTATGCCGTTTTTTACTATTTATATCGTTTTATTGAGCGAGTTGATCTTCTGTTAAAATTTTAAATTCCCACTTCCTATCTTCGCAAAATTCTTTCGCATATTTCCACTTGGCCTCGTTAATACTCCATGTTTTCATTTCACTCAAATATCTTGGTGTAATCTTGGTTCGCTTTCTTGGGGGTTTGGTTTCTTTTTTTGGTTTTACTTCGATAACAATGGTTCTTGATTTATTTTCTTCTTGGATTCTTATTACAAAATCTGGATAATACTTGTGTTGTTTTCTGTCCACTGGTGAAATGTAAGGTATTACTAATTCTTCGCTCGACCAGAAAGTGATTGCTTCGTTGTTGTCGCAATACACCATAAACCTTCTTTCCCATGAAGAGCGATATACAATGTTATTCACATTTCCTGCATATTTTTCTGGATTTACTGGTTTGTATTTTCCTCTATAAGTAAATCTTTTTCTCACTTCATAAAAACCTTTATAAATAGTACTAAAATATTTAGGAGCAAGTATTTAATGGCCGCAACAGACTCACCATCCACTTTGACGCAACAGAGACAACAGGTTGCAGCAGGCGGGGAAACTTACATATATCCAATGTCATTAGACGAACACGCCGAACAGTTGCCAATGAGAGATTTTGTTAGATTCACTGCATACAAAGGCGAACAGCCTGGATACACAACTATGCAGACAAGAGGAACTGCAACCAGCCTTGAGAAAATTGGTAGTGTTACTCTTCATCTCCCAGAAAACATTGAAAATTCAACAAAATCCCAATTTGAAGGCGCAGACAGTGGTGCATTGGGGTTGATGGGTAATACTGGTGCAGTCGCAGGCGAAGACAATGGATATTTGGATAAAGTACTAAACCTTGGTGGAGAACTTACTTTGTCTGCGACAGCTTTCGCCGGTGGACTTGCATTTGGTGGTGATGGAAACTTGCAATCTCAAGTTGTTGGTGGTAGAGTTTCTGGTGCGAATAAACATATGTTATTCAGAGGAATTGATTTTAGATCATTTAATTATCAATATAGTATTCTTCCAAAGTCGGCAAAAGAATCTATTGAAATTAATAATATGATAAAATTTTTAAGAAAGAATATGCTTCCAGAAATGACAGGCCTAAATTTTTTCCAAGTTCCCAATACATTTACTGTTGAATATTACTTAGGGGGTAGGCCTGCAGAGTTTCTTCACAAAATCAAACCTTGTGTATTGACTGATTGTACTGTTAAATATGGAGGTAACGGTGCCTTTGCAACTTTTAATGAAACAGATGCTCCTGCAGTTATTGAATTGGCTCTGACTTTCCAAGAGATTCAGTTGGTTACTTCTTCAGACGCAGCGGAGGGTTACTAATGTTTACTTACCTAGAAAAAAAGAAATATGATTTGATGCTGGATGGAAAACCAAAAAATGTAACTAATATTTTTCAAAATGCATACATTATAGAACAATATAGAGAAAATCCTCTTTCACATTATGAGTATACCGTTAGAGATGAAGACACTCCAGAAACAATTGCCCATTTATACTATGGAAGTCATACATACGGTTGGGTTATTTTGTGGATGAACGATATTGCAAATGTTTATGATGATTGGCCAATGACAAGTAGAACACTACAAACTCACATCGAAACCGTTTATGGGGCTCCTGCATATGAAGGGTCAAATTTCTATCCAAGAATATTTAAAACTGGTGACTATATCTATGACACATTGGAACAAAAGGTTTTTGTTAGAAGAAATGACAGATGGGAAGTTGTATTGAATGATTATTCCGCAAGCAATTTAAACGGATTATCAATTGCAAGGAATATTCCTATCCATTATACTCATGATGTACTGGGACATAAAATATCTCCAGACACATACAATCTTCTTACACCACAGGATAAGAAAAAATATACAATCTATAGTGCATACGATTATGAACATGATAAGAATGAAAAGAATAGAGTGATTAAGTTAATGAGGGCAAATTTATTAAATGAGTTTCTTTTGAGATTTGAAGAGGTTATTTAATGTCGGATACATTTAAGTTAGGTGATTACAATATTCGTAAATTTACTATTCGTTCACACAACGGATTTGAATTAGATCTTAAAAGATATTTTACATCAATTCGTATTTTCGAAGATATACTATCGTCTAGTATTACTGCGACAGTTAGTTTTATGGATGTAGAAGATATGCTAACTTTTATGCCAATCGTGGGACAAGAAGAAGTTTCATTAGATTTTGAAGTTCCAGAGTGGAAAAATATTAAGTTGGATTTTCTTGTTCATAAAATCTCTGAACTGACAGATGAGGAAGGAACTCAGACTTACAATTTAGAGCTAATTTCGAAAGATTTTGCAAAAAATTTCGAAGAGAAGGTATCAGAATATTTTGAAGGAAGTTCTACAGATATTGCACAAACTATTTTTTCAAGACTTGGGAGTTCGAAAAGTCTTTCTACAGAATCAAGTAACGATCAGTATAGTGGAGATAATGGATTGGTAATTCCAAATTATACTCCAATGAAAAGTATTTCATTTTTATGTAATAAAGCATTCAGTGAGACATATAAAAGTTCTTCGTATATGTTTTTTGAAACAACAAAAGAATATGTTATGAAACCGTTAGAAATGTTAACACAGGCAGAACCAAAGAATAAATTCATCGTTGGTGCATACAAAAGTGCTGGGGCAAAAGAACTTGATGATATTTCAACAAATATTGAAAATAAGAAAGTAATTAGTTTTAATTTTGATTCAAACTTCGATGTGCTTGGAAATATTACAAAGGGGTTTTATAATTCAGAAGTTTATGCTGTGGATTTACTAACACGACAGGTTAATAATTATACACACTCATATTGGGAAAATTATGGAGACTACAAGTACTTGGACAGTAATACTTTTCAAGATACTACTGGTCAAGGAATGCAATATAAACCAAAAAACTTATATGTTGTTCCAGAAAGAGACTTGCAGGGTGGGAATCCTACATTCAATCAGGAAAAACTCTTTCTTCCAAGATTGTTTTATATGCAGTTGATGAAAAACATAAAAGTAACTATTACTGTTTTTGGAGATACTGATGTTTGTGCTGGAGATATCTTAGAACTTGAAATGCCAATATATCAAAGAGATAACACAGGAACAAACAAATATTATAGTGGAAAGTATTTAGTGTTTGCAATTAGACATAGAATTGAGGGTGGAAGATATCAAACTGACATTGAGTTGGTTAGAGATAGTATCGGACTTCCGTTACCAGCGGAACAGCCAACGCCTCCATCAGGTGGGAGTATACAATAATGGATATGAATATGTTTTCGGGTAGAGAAGGAATGGTTTGGTGGCAGGGTGTCATCGAAGACGTAAAAGATCCAGAAGCTCTCGGCCGAGTAAAGGTTAGAATTATTGGATGGCATACTGCAGATAAGGCAATTCTACCCACAGAAAAACTTCCATGGGCATCTCCAATCATGCCTATTACCAGTTCATCTACTGGTGGTATCGGACAATCTCCAACAGGTGCATTGCCTGGTGCATGGGTTATGGGATTTTTTAGGGATGGAGAACAAGGCCAAGATCCTATAATTTTTGGAACAGTTTATGGTCGCCCAACAGAGGGTTCCGAAACAAATGCAGATGGAACATATCCTTCAGAAAGTGGGTCAGTATTCGGTGGTTCTACTAAAAATGAATCTGATGTTAATAGACTTGCAAGGGGTGTAAGTGATAGTACATCTAATACAAATGGTGGAGATGAAAATACATCTTCTTCTGGAAATGCGACTGAATGTGGAAAAGAAGTTAACCAAGATGGTGTTTCAAGTGATAAAGAAAATAGAAAAAGACTTAGTAAGATTACTACAAAGTCTGGTAAAAGTGCTTGGGTTGCTACAGTATTTAAAGATCAGTTCCAAGGATTTGTGAATGAACTTGAGAGTACAGGATATGTTATTAAAAGTATTGGTGGATATGCATATCGAAAAAATGTAAATAATCCAAGTAGATTTAGTTACCATGCTAGTGGTGCTGCAATTGATATTAATCCCGCCGAGAATCCTAATGGGAATACACTAATAACGGATATGCCAGACGGCGTATCATCTATTGCCAGAAAGTATGGTCTAGGTTGGGGTGGCGATTGGAATAGTGTTAAGGATGCAATGCATTTTAGTGCTGCGTCTGGGGAAAGGGGTTCTACTCCTTTAAAAAGAAATGGTATTGTTCCTGACCCAGCATCAGGTAGTCAAACTGAAAGTGCGTCTGGTGGTGGTACTGATAAGCCTGGAGAGAGTCAAGAGTGTGATACTGTAACGACTAGTGAATCTGGAGCAACTTCTAGTAGATCCGCAGACGCTGATGCACAACAACAAAGTCAGGCGCCCTCTGCAAGTGCAACACAATGGTCTGCTGGAAGATCATATAACGAAGGTGATTTGATAAAATCACCACCACTAGAAGAGGGGGAAGAGTCTGGTGGGCCTCCATACACAATGCGTTCTGGAACTTTGGCGGCTGCCGAAGCACTTGGAATTAGTGCGATTGATCTTGCAACTGTGATGTCATATGAAACTGGTGGCACACTCGATCCTCAGAAAAGAGGGCCTACCACTAAATGGGGTCAACACAGAGGACTTATTCAATTCGGAGAGCCACAGGCAGAACAATATGGTGTAGACTTTAGTACTCCACAAACAGCAATAGACACTCAACTTGGCCCAAGTGGTGCGGTGGTTAAGTATTTACGAGATAAGGGTGTCAGGCCTGGCATGGGTAGACTAGAAGTTTATTCTGCAATCAATGCTGGTGGTATCGGAGAAAAGTATTATAGTCGCTCAGATACCGCAGCTGGCGGTGCGGCAGGGACTGTAAGAGACAAAGTAAACAATCAGATGGAAGGACATGAAAGAAACGCCAAGCGTCTTCTAGCGGGTTCTAATGACAGTACATTTGTCCAACAAAAAACATTTATTGCTAAAAATTCTGGAACTTCTGATGCAGAAGGTGACGGCCCAACTTCATCAAGTTTAAAAGATGGTGACATTCTTTGGGAAGTATATGAAGATCCATTACCAGTGATTGATGATGCAGTGGAAGAAGGTAGTGTGGTAGATGTGGATCAGTCTCCATCAACATTTAATGCAAACTCTGGCAACTCTTCATATGGACAGGACACATATAATCCACGTTCTATTGTCGAAATGAAAAAGGAAAGTACTGAAAGTACAGAACTATTTGATGAACCACCAACTCCATACGCTGCAGAGTATCCACACAACAAAGTGTTATCTACTGAGTCTGGACACCATCAAGAGTTTGATGACACGCCCGGCGCAGAAAGAATACATACATATCATAGGTCTGGAACATTTGAAGAAATACATCCAGATGGTTCTGTGGTCACAAAAGTTGTTAAGGATAATTATGAAATTATCTTTGGCAATGATAATATTTACGTTAAGGGAACGATTAACGTTGTTGTAGATGCAGATGTAAATATTAGAGTGGGTGGCAATGTCGATGCGAAAGTCGGTGGAACAATTGATACCGAATCTGGTGGGAATACCACAATAAAAGCACCAAACATTCACTTAAATCCATAAGAGGAAGTCATGTCAAATTTAAATAGTGCAGAAGAAAGACTTGGGATATTACCATCTAAGAGAGATCAATATATTGATTTTGATCTAACGTTTAGACGAAATCCAGTCAGTGGAGATGTTTTAATCAAAAAAGATATTAGTTCAATAAATCAAAGTATTAAAAATATTTTATTGACTAATAAACTCGAAAAACCATTTAAACCAAGGTTCGGTGGAAATATTTACAACACTTTATTTGATTTAATGACGAATTGGGATTATAAGGGTTCGCCGCATGACATAAATATGCAAGAAGAGATAAAACTTGCGTTAAAAATACATGAACCAAGGATATTAGTTTCTGATGTTAATTTTTTCTCTAGAGAAAGAGTTATGTCATCGTTGAAAGGAATAAAGACAGAAGACGAAAGAACCAGACAGGCACAGTTAGTAGATAATAATACCCTAGAAGTTAGTATAGTATACAATGTCCCTGCATCCGAAGAAGATATAACATTTCAATTTAGTATAAAAAGAGTACGATAAATGGCCAAAAATATAAACATATCAGATTTAAGTTTTGATGGAATAAAAGACAATATCAAAAAATACATGGAGAATGATAAAGTTTTCAAAGATTATAACTTTGAAGGCTCTGCATTGTCTAGTATTCTCGACATACTAACATATAATACTTATTACAATTCGTATTATATGAACATGATCGCAAACGAAAGTTTTTTAGACACTGCAAGAATTCGTGAGAATGTTGTATCCAAGGCAAAGTTATTGGGTTATACTCCACGTTCTAATAAGTCTGCGACTGCATTGGTTGCAGTAACATTTAAGATTATTAGAAAGAATAGACAAGAAAGAGATTATCAATATAACACATTAAGAATCGATAGACAACTTGCATTTTCTACTTCTATTGATAACGAATCTTATATTTTTGTTCCGAAGGTTTCTAGGTCAATTACAAGGTCACGCTCTGCAGCAGAACCAGATGGTTCAAGGGCTCATTACTATACTATAAACGATTTAGAATTGTTTCAAGGTCAACAAGTGGAAGAAAAGTTTGTTGTTGATATTAACAATCCAAATCAAAAATTTATTTTATCTAACGAAAATGTAGATACTGACACTATTCAAGTTCTAGTACAGGCAAGTGCAGACGATGATGTTGTTTCTGAATTTAATTTAGCAACTGATACTACACAACTTTCGGATATTTCTAAAACATATTTTCTTCAAGAATCGAAAGATATGAAGTATGAAATATTTTTTGGAGATGGTGTTCTTGGGGACGAAGTAGAAAATGGTAATATAATTACAGTTCGTTATATTACGACAAAGGGTGCTAATGGAAATGGTATTACTGGAAGACTTACTGCAGTTGCACTGCCTAAAGGTGTAATTGTTGACACCGAAAATGTTCAGATTATTGGTGAGAGTTATGGTGGTGCCGACAGAGAAGATATTGAGTCTATTAAATTTTTTGCACCAAGAACAT